TGGGTTATCAGCCCACGTTGAACTCCTCATCCAGCATACTCATTTATTGATATGAGTTATCTGCAGAAGTCCGCAACATGTATGTACTATGTATCGCTCTCCGAATAAGGGTAATCCCAACGGAGCGTTTCAGCGAAAGGCGATCCTGCCTTACAAGTCATGTTAAATGATGAGTATATACCGTCAACCACACTTTTATACACTAATTAGAGGTAAGCATAACCGATGCTGCGAATGCAGACTTATACAGTTCTATAGATACATAAAATAGTAATTATTATGTGAAATCAAAGTAGATTTTAATCTCATTGCGGTCCATTCAAGACACTTCACGAAGTGCCAGATGAGTGAGACGACGTTGATATTTGGAAGGAGTATCCAAAATTCTATAACAACGTAAGCTTTAAATACCCCTGGTACCATGTTGACCCAGAGGCATATGTTGCCGCCGCTTGTAAGCATAGAGTTGTGCCAAACAATGCGGTATTCCAAACAAATGGTGTAAATTCAGTCATATAACACGCAGAATAACCTAGCGTAGTATTCACGGATGTGTTGGTACCACCCGGATACGCAACGACCTTATCGGTAAAAGCCGTAGCAGACTGGAAAACACCAGCTTCAGCGCTCCCGTTCGTGGTAGAACCCCACGCCACGACTTGCCATTCGACCAAGTAAGAACCGGCCAAAAGAGTGATAAGACCCGTTGGAGCAAGGGTCGCACCAATCCCGTTCGCAAGAAGAACAGGGCTAGTCGTGGAAGAAAATAACGGGGCATACACCGTGGTGGATGCCGCCAATTCACCAGTGAGACTCGAGGTGAGTTGAAGGTACGAGCCAGCACCGCCCGGGGCACCACCAATAGACTCAAGTACTGGAACGGAGACAATACATTTGTATCGAACACGTAACTCACCAATGTTCGATGAATTCGCGTTACCATACGTAGAAACTGCAAGGTTCCCACAATCGTACGTCTTAATATCGGTATTAGCAGGCTGAGCACCTGGCCGCACATACCAACTATCCTGCCGAGCCATCTCCCTAGGATTGATGACAAGGCTAATCTGCTCCATGCAGAGCATACCGTCCGAATGAGGTTCGGTATCTAGCACCTGCTGCTTGCCACTGGGCGCTGCATCAGAGGCA